AATGGCCGATTGGTTTGGCATAAACCGTGAAACTCTAAAGTATAACTTCATGGAATATATCAACAAAGGTCGTGCTGATGTAAAACAAAGGATTAGAAACGCACAGATTAGATTGGCATTAAGTGGCAACGCAGTGATGTTGATCTGGTTAGGCAAGAACATGTTGGGCCAAAGCGACAATCCATTGAATCGTGAAGAAAATGAACCCTTACCATGGAGCGACGAATGAGCAAGAGTTTACAAGATCTCTGGGATGAAGTTGAAATTATCAAGAACAATCATCTGGAGCATATCAAGATGGACATTGATCACATAAAGGCCAATGTTGAACGCATCGAACACACAGTGGATAAACAGGACAACAAGTTAGACAAGATGGATAGCCGCCTGTGGTGGATATTCACACTAGTAGTTGGTGGTGTATTGACAGCGGTTGCTGCCAGCATTGCCAAAATGTTTGGAGTATTTTAATGCCCCTAAGCCAGGCACAGCAAAAGATATCTGATGATGCTACAAGATTCCGTGTGGTCATAGCAGGACGTCGCTTTGGCAAAACACACTTGGCCATCAGAGAACTGTGCTGGCATGCTAGACAACCAGGCAAAGATGTTTGGTACGTGGCACCCACATATAGACAATCAAAGAACATCGTTTGGAAGAAACTCAAACATCGACTACAGGATCTGCGTTGGGCAGAAAAAATCAATGAAACTGAACTTACCATCAATCTCAAAAATGGAAGTACTATAAGTCTTAAAGGTGCTGATAATCACGATAGTCTGCGTGGAGTCGGTCTTGACTTTATTGTACTAGATGAGTTTGCTGATATAGATCCAGGAGCATGGTATGAAACACTGCGTCCAACATTGTCTGACAAACAGGGCAAGGCCTTGTTTATTGGCACACCCAAAGGCATGAACTGGGCCTATGAATTATGGACCATGCCAGAAGAAGACAGTAAAAATTGGAAGGCCTATCAATATACCACAATCGATGGTGGTAATGTGCCCCAAGAAGAAATTGAACAGGCACGTCGAGATCTAGACGAACGCACATTCCGTCAAGAATACATGGCCACATTTGAAACATTCACAGGCCGTGTTTACTATTCATTTGAACGCATACATAATGTTCGTAAGTGTGAAATTCAAGATCGTTCTGTGCTGTACATAGGCATTGACTTTAACGTTGATCCTATGTCAGCAGTGATAGCAATCCGTTATGGGGATACATTACATGTCATTGATGAAATCCGCTTGTTTTCTTCTAACACCGCCGAAATTGTGGAAGAAATTAAGAGCCGATATCCAAGTAGTAAAATCTGGGTCTATCCAGATCCAGCGGGCAAACAAAGAAAAACCTCGGCTGGCGGCACTACTGACATCACCATCCTCCAAAACGCAGGATTTGTAGTCAAAGCACCACATCAGCATACGCCCGTGAGAGATCGTATCAACGCAGTAAACTCAAGACTCTGTGCCAGCAGTGGTACAAGATATCTTTTTGTAGAACCTCATTGTAAGTCAGTGATAGAATGCCTAGAAAGACAGATTTACAAAGAGGGATCTAGTCAACCAGACAAAGACTCTGGTTATGATCATATGAATGACGCATTAGGTTATATGGTGGATTATATGTTCCCAATAAAACGTGATCGTGAAGACACACCACAACCTAAACGTTGGACGCACAAAATCGCAGCATAACAAGGACAAGGACCATGAATCAAACATTATTAGAACAGTACCTACAGATTACTTCAAGTAATCAACTCCATATTAGAAACAGAGACCGTTGGCAGTATCTGTTAGAAGCCTATATGGGCGGAGAAGAATGGCAGCGTGGACAACACCTGACCAAATACGTCAACGAAACTGGTGGAGAATATGCTGCCAGGGTATTGAGCACTCCTTTAGAAAATCACTGTAAATCAGTGATCAGTACCTATGTGAGTTTCTTGTTCCGTGAAGAACCTGACAGAGATTTTGGTTCATTGGAATATGATCCAGCCTTAAAAGATTTCCTTGAAGACTCTGACATGGACGGCCGTTCATTTAATTCATTCATGAAAGAAGTATCGATCTGGTCCTCGGTATTTGGTCATGTTTGGATTCTAATTGTTAAACCTAACGTTGGTGCGATTACCAAAGGCGATGAACTACAACAGGGTGTGCGTCCTTATGTTAACCTAATAACACCTTTAGTGGTCACCGACTGGCGTTGGAATAGACTGCCAAATGGTCGTTATAATCTAACCTATATCAAATATATCGAAGATGCCAATGACTCGATATCTACTATCAAAGAATGGACTGAAACAGAAATCCATACCTGGGTAGTTGATCATAAAAGTCGCACAGTGCTTGAACACACCATTGAACCTAATCAACTAGGTGAAATACCTGCGATCTGTGCCTACAATCAAAAATCACCTGTGAGAGGTATTGGTGTTGGTGATATCAGTGACATAGCAGATGCTCAGAAGTTTATCTATAACATGACTTCAGAAGTAGAACAGTCAGTGCGTATCAATGGTCATCCAGCATTGGTTAAAACTGCTGGTACAGAAGCAGCCGCAGGAGCAGGTGCTATAATCCAAATGGAAGATAACATGGATCCAGGCCTTAAGCCATACATGTTGTCAGTAAGCACAGACATCAATTCGATCTTTACCAGCATTAACCACTACAGTGAAATCATTGACAAGATGGCCAACACTGGCTCAATACGTGCCACAGAAGCACGCCGCATGAGTGGTGTGGCACAGGAACAGGAGTTCCAATTATTAAATGCTAGACTATCAGAAAAAGCAGACAGTCTAGAATTAACAGAAGAACAAATTTGGCAATGGTTCTGCTACTACCAGGGTTATTCATGGGATGGTAAAATTGAATATCCAGACTCATTTGCCATCAGAGACACACAGAATGCTGTGGAAACATTGGTCAAAGCCAAACAGGCTGCTACTGATCCTAGAGTCCTAAACATCATCGATCATGAGTTGATCGAACTCTTAGGTGAAGAAGGTGATATGATCATTCCTGAAATATTCAATCCAGCAGAAATACCAGAGAAGAAACCTTTTGAACCACATTACATGATTGATCCTAGTACAGGCGACAAATACATAGCACGTACTGAACAAGAGCATATCAAGTATGCTAATATGGGTTACGTTCATGAGGAAGAATGAGATTAAAATACACTGAAGTCAAAGACTATAGATCACAGCAATTATCTGAACAACGTAGTTGCTGTGCTCTCTGTGGTGATATGATTATTGATGATGCTGTGTTAGACCATGATCATAGAACTGGTCTAATCAGACAGGTATTACACAGAGGGTGTAATAGCATGTTGGGCAAAATAGAAAACAACATGGCTAGAAATAGGATGGACATTCAAAGATTGTCTAAGTGGGCCAGCAACATAGTTGATTACATTACCAAGACTCACACAGATATTGTACATCCCACATACAAGGAGAAAACCATGGGAAGAGGTCGTGGAAAAGGCAAAAAGCCACCAAAACGTTAATTGGTATGATTATTTCAAGAGCATTCGAGTAGAGTGCCCTTGGAGTTACGCAGCCTATCTAAAAGGCCAAATTGACATTAGAGATTACACGGGCAGTGTGTTGCCGTTAGGCCCATATGCTGCTCGTGTATATCTAGTAAACGCACCCAATGAAACTGTAGAAGCATTGGCTGCTGGTCTAGATCATGGTGAAGATGAATGGCTATTTTCCTATCCTGGATATGGTGATTTTGCCACTCCAGTGGCTGTGTTGATACAACAGAATAGACAACGTCTAAAAGAACTTAGGGAGCAACAAGATGCCAGTTCGTAAAGTACCAGGCGGATATCAATGGGGTAATACTGGTAAAGTATATCCCACTAAGAAGGCCGCTGAAAAGCAAGGCCAAGCCATATATGCTTCGGGCTATAAAAAGAAGAAATAACTAGTTAATATGGTGATTTCAGGTGAAACACTATAAATACTAACATTACTCGTAAGGAGGCGATGCCACAATGTCAGAAAATACATTGGTACAAAATGACGCAACTGATGCGGACAACACACAAGTTGAAAATCAGGCACAAGCAACCAAGACTTATACACAAGAAGAAGTAGATAACATGATGGCCCGTATGCGTGGTTCATTAGAAAAGAAACTTCTGAAACCATATCAAGATCTAGGTGATCCAGATGAACTGCGTAGTCTCAAGTCAGAGGCAGAACGCCGTGCTCAGGAACAACAGATCAAGCGTGGTGAGTTTGAAAAGACTCTACAAGAACTGGCTGCTAAAAAGGATTCAGAAATCCAAAAGAGAGATGCGAAGATTAAGGAATACCAAATTAACACGCCTCTGCTCAGTGCCGCTGCTCAATTTCGTGCTGTGAATGCTGAACAGGTCAAAGCGTTGTTAGCAAATAATGTAAGACTTAATCAAGATGGTGACGTAGAAGTAGTAGATGATAAAGGTTCAGTTCGATATAACGATCGAGGAGAACCGTGGAGTGTGAATGATTTGGTGAAAACCTTTTTAGATTCGAATCCACACTTCGTCCAACCTACTCCTGCTACCACTAACAGTAAAAGCAGTATCACTGCTCAGAATACTGGCAAAGTAGATATCTTGAAGTTGGATATGAAGAATCCTGAAGATAGAAAGAAGTATGCGGAATACCGCAAACAACAAGGATTAGCCTAACATCAAGGAGATATTATTATGGCCGGTTCAACAACCACAACTTTAAACGACCTGCTACCAGCGATTACCGCTGAAGCAATGTTCGTTGCTAACGAGAGATCCATCATGCGTGGTCTCGTTAAGAATTATTCAATCCCAGCAAGCAATGGTAAAACCATTACTGTGCCTATCTACCCAACACAATCAGCAGCAGCATTGACTGAAGGTGATGAGGTTTCTAACACAGCAATCAGCACTGATGGTGTTACACTAACTGTTTCTACAGTTGCTATTCGTACTATGGTTACTGACCTTGTACGTGCTTCTGCTGCTTCTAACGTAGTAGCAGACGTTGGCCGTTTATTCGGTGAAGCAATCGCTAAGAAGATGGACCAAGACCTATTGGCTCTATTCAGCGGTTTCTCAACAGGCGTTGGTGGTGCTTCTACAGCATTCTCAGCAGCCATCCTAGCACAAGCAGTTGCTCGTCTTCGTGCTAACAGTGTTCCTAGCGATCAATTGGCATGTGTGGTTAACCCATACGTTGCCTATGACTTGAAATCAGCATTAACCAACACATTTGCTAACCCAAATGCTGGTATCATCCAAAACGAAGCAATGGCTACTGGCTATGTTGGTACACTATTTGGTGTTCCAGTATTTGAGTCAAGCAACATTGCTAACACTGGTACTGCTGGTGATTACGTTGGTGCTGTATTCCATCGTGACGCTTTAGGTCTTGCTATGATTGGTGACATCCAAATTGAAACACAAAGACGTGCTAGTTTCGTAGGCGACGACATCGTTGCTTCCGCTCACTATGGCGTTGGCGAGTTGTATGATGGTTACGGTGTTAAGATCACTGCTGACTCAAGCCTAGTTGATCCTGCTTAATTTTAAGTAGAATCAATACCACAAAGGACCTTCGGGTCCTTTGTCATGACTAAATAAAAGTGTAGTACTTGACATACTATATTCCGAAAACGGGACAAGGGCTTTATTTCACCGAAGTAAGGCCCTTTTCTTTTGGCCGAACTAAATATACTGAACGTCAGAAGGACTGACGCAGAACAATTTAATTGAGAAGGACTCAACTATGGCTTATGCTACACTAGACGACCTCCTACAGGTCGAACCCACAATCCAAGATTATGGACAACTCGAATGGGATGTCGAATTAGCACGTTCAGAAAACGAAGTCAATAGAGTCCTTAAAGTGCGTTGGTATCAAGCATATCAAAAAGCACATCCTTCAATTATCAATACAGAATTTGACGCTACATTATTAGACGCAACTCAATTCACACAGGCCACTGTATATCATGCCATGGCCTATCATATCTGTCCCAAACTAACACAATTTTCAGGTGCTGAGCCAGACAAGTTCCAAGTAATGATGGATTACTATCGTGGCCGCTTTGAACACGAAATGGACCTAGTCCTACGTGAAGGTGTTCGCTATGATCTAGATGACAGTGGTACAGTCAGTGACAGTGAAAAGAAAAGTGTTAACCCAATGAGATTGGTACGCTGATATGGCACAGAATCTACGCCAACAGATCTCTGAAAATATCATTGATGTACTTAAGACCATCAATGATCCACAGCCAGTGTTGGTTACTAGAGAACCATTCAATGTGTTAGAACTGGCTATTACACAATTTCCTGCTATTCTAGTAACACCAACAACAGAAGACCGCGAAACAATTACTATGGGTCAAGGTGGTGTTGGACGCAGAATGGGCACAATTACCTACACTATTAGAGGGTATGTTAGAGGCAATGAATTAGATCGTCGTAGATCAGATCTTATTGAAGCCATTGAAGAAGCATTAGATTCAGACAGATATAGAGATTTAATTAGCAGTGGTGTTATTGACAGTCAAATTACTTTAATTGAAATTGAAGAACGCATGCCGCCATTAGCAGAGTTTTCTATAGAATATCAAGTTAGATACAATTACCTAAGAGGTTCCCTATGAAAATTAAGATGATGAAAAAAGGCATGGAACGTTGGTGCCAAGAATCAGAAAAAGAATTATTACAGTCAGCAGGTTGGATTGAAGCCTCTGATAAAAAAGAACAGGCTGGAGAAGAGGTTATTCGTCTCAAGCCCCCGGTGAAGTCTAAGGCGACCGTAACAGCCGTAGAAGAAGCCAATATTAACAAAGGAGACGAATAATGGCCATATTAACAGGTAACAATGGCGTTGTAAAATTAGACGCATCTGTAGGCGGAGTAGTAGCAACTATCGCCGCAGTAAGAAGTTTTTCAGTAGAACTCACACGTGATACCATTGAAACAACCACAATGGGTGTAGATGTTAGAACTTACCTAAATGGATTAAGTTCTTGGTCAGGTACTGCTGATATCTATTTTGATCCAGCAGCATCTACAGGTACCTTAGCAACTCATACAGTGTTAAACCCAACAAGTGGTACTGTAGGTCAAGGTACATTGTCAGTGGAATTATATCTTGACAACACCGCAGGCAAATTTGCTGGTGAAGTTATCATCACTGGCTTTACAGTAAATTCAAGCATGGACGGAATGGTAGAAGCATCTATCAGTTTCCAAGGTTCAGGTGCTTGTACATTTACAGCCTAATTAGGAGAACAAGATGGCTATATTAACAGGTAACAACGGAGCAGTGACAATTGGTTCAACAGCCATTGCTGCCGTAAGAAGTTTTTCAGTAGAAATGACTGCTGACACAATTGAAACTTCAACTATGGGCACAGACGTAAGAACTTATGTGTCTGGATTAAGTTCATTTAGTGGCACTGCCGATATCTATTTTGATCCCAGTGAGTTTGATGGTGCGGAAAGCACATTCAATCCCACAGCAGGTCTAGTAGGTGCTAGTGGTGTTGCTGTAAAATTATACATTCAAGAAAACTATTCTAGTACATCAGACTACGCATTCACAGGCAATGTGATCGTAACTGGTTATACTGTGAACAGTTCATTTGATGGCATGGTAGAAGCCAGTATCAGTTTCCAAGGAACTGGTGCTACTGTATTCTCAACCACAGCAGTATAATAAATGGCAGGAATCAAGATTGAAGTTCGCGGTGTCGCTGAAAGTATAAAACAAGTACAAGGTGACTACCGTGAGTTTCTGGAGCGAGTAGCAGATACTATTGTGGAAGAAGCACCTAACTTCACCCCAAAACGCACCGGTAAGGCTGCGGCTAGTTGGGAAAGTAAAATGACCGATAGTGGTCGTAATTTTGAAGTTACAAACTCACAACCGTACACTGTATACCTTGAGAAACCATATGTAAAGAGCAAGAAGGCCCCTAAAGGTATTATTGGGCCAACATTAACTTCAGTCGAGAGGAAAATTAAATGAGTAAAGTATTAGAACGAGCAACAGCACACTTTCGTGAAAAGATTGGTGGCGAATTAAAACACATCTATGTTCCAGAATGGGAAACAAAGATTTATTTTAAAAATTCTATCAGTCTAAGAGAGCAGAGCAAATTAATTGAACTAGCACAGCAGGGCAAGACCACAGAAGCATTGGTTGAAAGCCTAATTGTCAAAGCACGTAATGAAGATGGCACAAAGATGTTTAACATGCCAGACAAGGTTACTATGATGAATGAAGTAGATCCTGCTGTAATTATTCGCGTAGTTGGTGAGATTAATGAAGCATCTAGCCAAGAAGAAGATTTGGAGAAAGTAGAAAAAAACTAGTAGCAGATCCGGACCTGATGTTTGCCTGTAGGCTAGGCAAGGATCTGGGTCTGACACTAGAGCAGGTATTTGAGATGTCAGTAGTGGAATTCCAAACTTGGGTAGCATTCTATAGTTGGGAAGCCAAAGAGATTAAAAAAGCAAGCCAAAGGAGACGATAAGTGGCAGAAACAAAAATTAAAGTAACCGCGGATACCAGTCAAGCGGAACGTGCCATTGGTAATCTAGAAAAGAGCCTAGATAGTCTCCAATCGGCTTCAGCAGATGTAGCAGCAGCACTGGGAATAATAACAGGTGCTGCGGCAGCAATGACCTACGCAGTTCTCAGAACTGCCGATGCTGCTGGTGCTGTTATAGATGCCGCTGACGCTATTGGTATTTCAGCAGCAAAATTACAAGAACTACAATATGCCGCAGGTCTAGCAGGAGTAGGTGCTGACACACTCAATGCTAGCATTATTAGACTGTCTAATAATATCGGTGAAGGATTAGCCAAAGGTTCAGGACCTGCTGTTGAAGCCTTAAAAAGTCTTAATATCCCTATCCAGGAAATAGTAAGATCTCGACCTGATGAACAATTCCAAAGGATCAGTCAAGCAATACTGGCTATAGAAAATCCTAGTCAGAGAGTAGCAGCAAGTATAGAGTTGTTTGGCAAACAAGGGCCAGCAATTCTTAAAGTCGCAGAAGAATTAGAAAAAGTACGTAGGATCACAGAAGAAACAGGACTAGGTGTCACTGAAAGAGATCTAGTAGCCCTAGATGAAGCCAGCGATAGTGTAGACCAATTAAAAATATTATGGGATGCTGGCGTCAAGAAAGCCGTGGCAGAAATAGCACCATATATCGTTGCCATAGTCAATAAAATCAAAGAAGCCATTAAAGAAGCAGGTGGATTTGAAGGCATATGGAAAAAGATCAAAGAAGTCTTACATACCATTGCCAACATTGCTACAATCATTGCTACCATATTGGCTGCTAGACTAGTAGTTGGTGCTGCTCAATTTGCCTTCCAATTAGGTCGTGCTCTGATAGCAGCCAAAGGCATCAGTGCTGTATTGGCTAGGACACCAATTGGATTATTGGCTGCTGGTATAGCCATAGCCGCAGACGCATTAGGTGTCGATCTTGTTGGAGCAGCCGGCGATTTTTTAGATCTTAATCTAGATATCAAAGGTGCTGAAGATCAAATCAATGTTGCTTTAGATACTAGAAATGAAAAATTAACTGAAGCAGTTGAAGTAGCACAAGGATTTAACGAAGAACAGAAAAAGGCCTTAGAAACATTAGAAACTACCATATTAGGTCTTGAAAGAGCAGTACAATTCCAACGCGATAGATTGGCCTTAGGTGAAATTGAGGCTCGCGTGGTTAGAGTATTGGCTGAAGAAAATGCCAAATTAGAAAAGGTTGGCCTGACTCTAACACAACAACAAAAAGACAGAATAGCAGGTGCTATCAGAGAAGAAGAAGCAGTAAAACGTATACAGGCCACAAGAGACGCCCTAAGACAGGCAGAATTAAAATTTGCTGTTCCAAGTTCTAAAGAATTTGATAGTGCTGCCAAAGAAATTGAAGTTGCTAACAAAGCATTAATAGAAGCACAAAAATCAGGTAATGCTGAATTAATTGATTTAGAACAACAAAGATATGATCGCGTAAAACATAATTTCCGCCAGACTGTAATTCAATATGGATGGAGTCTAACAGAACGCGGTAGATTAGAAATGGATTACGTTAAGAAAAGTGGAGATATATCAAATACTCAAACACAATCATTGATTATGAACAATGGTCGAGAAACTGATCTATATCGTGCTTTAGAAGAAGAAAAATTAAGATTAAAACAAGAATATGCTGAAAAACAATTACAAGTTGATGTAGATCGTATTCAACGTACATTAATGGCTGAAAGATCAGGTATGGCACAAAAACTTAGTGCTGATGATCAAGCCATATTACAGCAACGCGGTGCCCAGGAACGTCAGGCACAGATCGTTAATGATCGTATCGCATTTGAAAAGAAATCAGAAACAGAAAAAGCCGCATTTGTCATCGACCAAGGTGCTCAAATGTTCTCAGCATTAGGTGCTCACAACAAGAAAGCCTTTGAAGCAGCCAAGGCATTTAACATTGCCAACGCTATCATGAACACCTATATGGGTGCTACCAAAGCATTGGCCACTTATCCACCACCATTTAACTTTATCGCAGCCGCTGCGGTTATTGGTATGGGTCTTGCTCAGGTTGCCACGATCCGTAACCAACAATACTCAGGACGTCAGTTAGGTGGTCCAGTTATGGGCGGTACACCATACCTAGTTGGTGAGAACGGTCCAGAATTGTTCACACCCAACACCACTGGTTCAATAACTAGAAACAGTGATCTAGGCGGCGGTGGTCCAGTAAACGTAAACTTTACTATTGTTGCCAATGACACCACAGGCTTTGATGAATTGTTAACATCAAGACAGACTGTGATCAAACAGATTATTTCAGATGCCATGCTTGAGCGTGGACAAAGGAGCATGGTATAAATGGCTGATTTAACAACACAATATCCAAGTAGTCCTAGTTTTCAATCAGTGAATTTTAAACTAGTAACGCCTAGCCAGGTAACCGAAACAAATTCAGGCAAAGTTCGTAGAACAGGTTATGGCGTCAGTTACTACACATGGGAAGTACAATATCCCACACTAACTCCTGTAGAAGCAGGCACTATACAGGGATATCTAGCACAAACATTTGGTCCACAATTATCATTTGAAATTGTGCTGCCAGAAATTTCTTATACAAAGAGCACTAATGCTCCTAGTACTAGAGTACGTGTGGTCACTGCTGACGCACCTAATGGATTTACTAATACCATAGGTGTTAAACAGATTAAATTAGAAAATTGTGGATCATCAAAGCGTGTGTTGGCCGCTGGTGATTTTTTCAAATTTAGTGGACACTCAAAAGTCTATATGTGTGTTAGTCCCTGTGACAGCGATTTTGCTGGTAATGCTACATTATATTTTTCAGGTTCATTGACCAATAACGTAGACACTGTGTTAAAAAGCACTGGCATATCAGGCACTACATTAACCACTACAGGATTGGATTCTAGTTATGTTGGAAAATCTATCACGGGTTCTGGTGTTGTCAACGGCACTTATATTACTGCTGTTACTAATTCAACAACTGCTACAGTAAGTCAGAGTCAGACTGTGGTGTCAACTATGGTTACCTATCATGAATCATTAACATTAACTGCTGTGCCATTTACAGCCATACTCAGTGAAGATGTACAAGAATGGTCGGTAGGTTATGGTGGACTAACTACTTTAAAAATTGGCATGAGAGAAAACTGGTAATGAAAACATATCATCAAGATGTTAGAGATGAATTTTACAGAGATCATAATTTCTGTGTTGACCTAGTAGAAATACAATTAGGGTCACCTAATAACCTGTACCTAACTACAGGCGGTGCTAACATCAGTTATGATAGTAGTACAGCACCAGACGCAGGCAGCAATGTCTACACAGCACAAGGTGACTTTATGGGGTTTTCAGGAATCTCAGAAGACTTTGATGTTAAGATAGGCAAATTTACAATCTATCTGTCAGCCATTGGTAATAATTTTGTTAATAAATTTATTGGACAAGGCACAGAAGGAAAACGTGTAGTGGTCTATAAGGCCTTTTTAAATACACAGACGTTGGCCATTGTTCAGACTCCAATCCTAATGTTTGATGGTATCATTTACAACATTGCGGTTAATGAAAGTTCAAAATCATGTCAATTGAATGTAGATTGTTCTAGTCTATTTGCTGACTTTGAACGCACAGCAGGTCGTAAAACCAACAATTGGTCAAACTGGTTTTATCAAGGAAGGCAAGACGATACCACTATGGAAAAAACAGGATTTGTAGGACAAACAGAATTTAAATGGGGTCGTCTATGATTGTAAGAAAGATGTTACCTCAAGAGTTTGACAGCACTATGATCCTATTTGGATATTATCGTGATGAAGCCATAGAAAGTCTACCACAGATCGCAGAAGAATATGATGAAAACTCTGTGTTAGAAACTATTAGATTGTATGCCAGCAATTATGAATACTGTTGGTTCAACATGTATGAAGGCAATAGACCCGTGGGATTTATAGCAGGATATGCTTCGGCTTGTCCTTGGAACAAAAACAAAGTAAGTGCTAATATCGCATTTATCTATGTGTTGAAAAGTCATAGAAACATGGAAAGATTTAAAGCCCTAATGGAAAAGTTCACTGAGTGGGCCAAGACCATAGACGCAGACGAAATAACCGGGGGCGACATTGGTATCAATCCTGACCGCACCAAGGCCTTATATGAAAGTTTTGGATTTAAACCGTTGGTAATGATGAGCAAGGAGTTGATCAATGAGTAAGGTCTTTAAAGCCATTGGCAATGCCATTAGTGGTGTAGTCAAAGCCGTAGTTGGTGTAGTCAAGGCAGTGGTTGGTGTTGTTGGTTCAGTATTGAACTTCCTAACACAGCCATTTATGGGACCCATGGACATGCCCAATGCTGGACAAGAAGCACAGAGGCAAGATGGCGTACTAGTACAAAGACAAGGATCAAATGTAAACATACCTGTGGTTTATGGTATGCGTAAAGTTGGCGGTATTGTTACCTACGCAGAAACAGGATCCAGCAATAACCAATATCTTTGGGTAGCCTATGTGTTTTCTGAAGGACTAGTAGAAGGGCTTAGAGAACTTTACATCGATGATTACCAAATAGACAATGCCACTATCACTAACCTAATGGCCGGAGAAGGTAACATTGTTGCTGTAGGCGAAGGCAAATATGCTGGTCGTGTACAGTTACAATTTTTTCCAGGCGTATACTATGATGACCCAGTTAATGATTCAGTAGTACCTAGCAGAACATTAATGGCTGACGCACCAAGTTGGAAAGACAGCATGTATTACAATGGTTTGGCAGTTTTGTTTGCTCGTTTCTATTGGAGAAAAATTGAAACACAAGCCGATGCTGATTCAAATCCATTTACTGGTTCAATTCCAGAAGTCAAAGCCACACTGTTAGGTAAAAAAGTAGCCAGCCTAGTAGTTGCTAATCCGGGGCAATATGAATATGGTGCTGCGGGCTATACAGAACGTTATTCTACTAACCCAGCAGAAATACTTTTAGATTATCTACGCAATCCTAGATATGGTAAAGGATTGGTCAATGCGGACATAGATTTTACCACTTGGAAAAAGGCTGCTATAAAATGTAATCAGGAAGTAACCTACACTTCAGATATCAAAGGTCCTATTATGACCTGTAATTATGTGTTAGACACAGGTCAGTCATTGTTAAACAACACAAAATCTCTATTACAGGGATTTCGTTCTTACATGCCTTATGTACAGGGCAAATACAAATTAAAGGTTGAAGATGCTGGTGATCCAGATGACATCCTAAGTGGTGTAGCCACTATTGCTGCTACATTTACACCAGACAATATACAAGGTGATGTACAATTTACTGGCATTGATAAATCTGCCAAATATACATCAGTGGCTGTGACCTATGTAGATCCAGACAACAAGTATTCTACACAACAGGTTATCTATCCAGAATCAGAATCAGACCGTCAGACTTATATTGTACAAGATGGTGGACGTGAAAACAAATTAGAGTCTACATTTGGTACTATTACCAATTATGCTATTGCCAAAGATTTTGCTCGCATGTTGTTTAACAAATCACGTCGTCAAGAATCTTGTACACTCACTGTCAGCAGTCAAGCACTAGAATTAGAACCTGGCGATTGTATACGCATACAGAGCAATATTTTAGATTTTAGCACAGATCCATGGCGTATTATTTCATTTAAATTAAATGACGACATGACTGTACAGTTATCATGTGTGCGTAATCCTGATGACATCTATCCGCATACTCGTGTAGGCGAAGAAGATATCGTGTTACCAGTGTTTGTGCCTAAGGGTGCGTCAATTTATTATCCAACCAGCAACAACGCATTGCCAATTGGACTAGTTCCACCAGCATATGTTCCCGGATATAACCAAACTAATCCAAATACTTCATCAGGTGGTGGTGTTGGTGGATCTGGTGGAAGTATCAACATACAAACACCTAGTATACCACCTGTAGAAATACCATTGACCTTAACTGATACTATTGACATACAGTACATTAGATTTACTGTGATCGCTGACCAACAGTTGAATGCTATATTAGAATTTACGCAGCCAAGTCATGCCATGTATGAGTCTGTGGAGTTGTGGTATCGAGGATTAACAGACATTGGCTACAAACAGGCAGTGTGTACATTTAAACCTGGTGCTGGTCAACTGATCAGTTTTACTTTACCAGAAGCAGTGATCAATAATCGTGCCTATGAAGTTATCAGTAGAGTTAGATACAGCACAGGTGAAAAGTCACAGGCTGTAAACAGATTTAATTTCAATGCTACATCATTTGGAGATGCTAGAGTAGCACCAGATGACAACATTTCTATAATAGAACCAGGTTGGTCGTTGCCTATCTTTGTACCAGCATTGATTAGAAACAATAGACCGGGCATAACCTATGCCAACGCTGCTACATCAGGCAGTGCTAGAAGATTAAATTTTCAAATACAAGAAAACTGTCTCAGCACTGTAGGAGCAGAATCACCAAACCCAGATATTGTAGGTGTGATCATCTACTGGCGTCAAACCGGCACTGTGTATTGGTATGAACAGATCTACAGATTCCCTAGCACATACCGCAGCGGTGATATTGCCAACATTGTGTTTGATGGCAACATTGGTAACACAGGTGATTTGGTTAAAAACTATGATTTCATTGTTAGATATTACTACAATGACACACGCCAGTCAACAAGACAGCGTAGATACATGAACGTAGATGTTACCTACACAGGTAATTTCTATGGAGTGTTTATACCTAGCACAGTTTCTATCTTTACAGAAGAAGCAGGTGCTTATGAATTATTAAGAGTAGCAGACAATCCGGGAGCGGTTGGATCGCCTAAGAATCTCACTGTAGGAATACGCTATGTATTCGCAAGATCATCTGGCCTCGGCGGAGGCAATGTACCTACAGTGAGATTTGGCGTAATACCCACTGCCTCAGCCAATTTGGTCTATTATCGAGGACTAAGACTGTATTGGAGAAAATATGATCCGTTCTCAAGAAACAATCCTTGGCAGTCAGCAGATGTACCTGTACAAAGCAATGACGCAGATGGACTTGTAGGTATTCCTGTAAACGTAGATTTCAATTTTGAATACGACTGGATCCTAGTGCCTTTGGTCAGAGATGGCAGCAGCACTGTTGAATCGGATAAATGTTGGACACTAACAGGTAAACCTTATGCTGTGAGTAGATCACAAGCGGGTTCACAACCAGGCATACCCAGCGACACATTCCTAAGCACTGTCTATGGTGAACAGATCAACTACAAGAGCCTATGGACACCTGTAGAATCCAACACCAACGAAGCACTGAATCGCATACAGGCAGTCAAAGCACAGGTTAATCCCACAGCACAGATCATTGAATCTAAGATTTTTAACACATCAACCAGTGGTTGCTGGACTGATCTTATCACTTCTAACGCACTTAGAAGTTATTACAAACTAGTGGTCAACATTGGACACATTGGCGTGAGTTTCCACAGTGTTAGATTTTACCGTAGATCTAATCACACAGGACTCACACGTCAAACAGGTGATGTAGATTGGGGTCTTGGTCGTTGGGAATATATTACCAGAACAGCCGCACAGGCCGTTAGTGGTAACATCACTGTGTATCTAAGACCACCAACACACTTTTACGAATACAACAGAGATGGCAGCATCAATAATCTTTACAATAACACTGCTAGAGGTGTGCCAATTTCAGCACCAAATCCCTATGATGAAATATTGATAGTGGTCTATCAGGACACAGGCAGTGGTGCTTTTGCTTCAGCAGTGGTATATTGATCAGAGGTACAGCCGCAGATCCATTGCGTAGTTCACAGGATCTTTTGGTAACAGGCATTAATGGTAGTATACCACCCACAGTGACTGTGGCCAATTACGACTCAGGTATAACCATTTCGTCTAAGACCTTGGCCAACAGCAGAACTTCTGCTGTAGCCAACAACAATCTAACCGTAGATAATTTTTTGTTTAATTACCTAGGACACAATACCTATCGCAGAGATATCAAAGGCATAGATACTTCGATATCACCACCACCAAGCCCAGGAATTTTATAACATGTCATTACCCGCACATTCTGGAATATTTGAAATAACCACTAACCAGGTCTTGCCAGAAGATCAAGCAGAGTGGGCAGACTGGACTTCTTGGGATGATCTAGGTGCTTGGATCACAGCACCAACCACAACCATAGTTTGGAACACTGACCGCATTGATCTAGGACGCAGCACTTACTTTAATCTAGGTATCACTACCAGAGCAGAAGGCATTGTCAGTTACAAGGTCTATACCAGCAACACAGGTGCGTTTGATGGTGAAGAAACAGAAACTGTGATTTCAAACACAGCCACTGACGTTGCGGCATTCAATGGCAGATATGTCATTGTGTCTGTGACAGTGACCAATACAGGTGGCATACAAAAATTACAAAGCATAGAAGTCATACCCAATACCAATGTGTTTACTGTGTCAAGAAGCGGTGTGGATTCTTCAACACTGGCAGGAACTTCATCGTCTAGGACCATCAGTTTGGGACGCACAGTCAGCCATATTTGGAGTATCAGCATACAGCCACACCCAGTGTCTTATAATCAAGATGTTTATGTCACTGATTATCTAGCAGCCAATACCCTAATACCCACAGTGATATCTAGGACCAGATCAGGTCCTGAATTCAAACTAGTAGGCTTAGATAATGTACCTAGAAATGCTGTCATTGACTATGAAATCATCGTCATGGGTGAACAATACATGAGCAATGGTAATTTAATCACGAGATAACAGGAGAACAAAATGTCGTTTCCAACAGGAACATCAATCAATACCACAAATTTAGATTCTGGCACAGATTCGCCAGCGTCAGCAAGAGCAGATTTATACAGTTTGGCAGTAGCAGTCAATGACATAATCAGTTCAGAAAACGCAGCCAATGGTGTATTGACTCTAGATGCCACGGGCAAGATCAATACCACCGCGTTTCCAACCACAGTCACTACTGCCACCCTTACTCTGAATCCAACCAGCAACTATGTGACCATACAGGACTGTCTCAGACTGCCTGCCAAAGTGGTCGCTGATGTGGCTGCGGATTTTCCCAGTCCTCAAACAGGGGATATCATAGCACTCAGCAATGGCAACGCAGGACAACCCTGTCTAGCCATGTACAATGGCACTGCTTGGAAGGTCATAAGCCTAGGCAGCACCATATCTGCGACCTAAACGGCTCGCAAATGTCAGATTAATACCCCGAGCCAGTATGTAGATATACCCTCGGGGTATTTTACGGCCTATTTTGTTAAAAGTACGTCAAACGAGTCAAAAGGCCTAGTTTACAGGCGTCTACAACAGGGTTTTTTCTAACCACATTTGGATATGGCATTCTAACACCAGAGATAGATAGTTTCATGGACAAAGAACTTTTTGAAAAACGCTTACGTGAACTGGCTGAAATAGTTCATTCTGAAGACACTGGCAGTTGGGTGATCAAAAAAATGCGACCACAGATCATCAACTGTGATCGCTGTGATCAATCCGTCACTGACAATTTCTGTAAAATGAGCAAACAGCATATGCCATTTGTCTATTGGCGTAGTCACTGTAAGGGCTGTGGCATGTATTTGGATCCCATTACCATGAAACCCATAGAAGGTCCTTTGACCAGCACCGCAGCCAAAGTACTCAGCATCATTAGGCATGAACGCAAGCAGTTAAAACTTGAAGCCAAACAATTGGAAAAAGTTCAAAAAGTAGAAGCCATAGACAAAGATGGTCGTAGCATGACACAGGAAACCCACGGACAAGTAACCATAACTAGGTACCATGATTAATCTCATGATAAATATTTTTAGCACAGGGCATCCGTTATCTACCTGAATTGATAGGCTGTCACTTATCAATATCTTCTCATAGACCTTGCCATGGGTCTTGCTCTGTGTTAGAAAGCCCGTCCCTATACGGGCTTTCGTTTGAGCAAAACCACTTTTATCATGGTCTTTTTGGTCCTTGCTAAATAATTCGTAGGCAACGTAATGGCAAATCAAATGGCAAATTCTCTAGGCAAAACATCTAACACCCAAGGTTGGCGGGCCAGATTGTAATACCGCTGTGGAAAAACCTGCGTGAAAAACAGGACACGTGACATATTGAAGCACTCCCCTAGGTAGATCCTAGTATCCTGAAAAATGGAAGTGAGTCCGAGGGTTCGAACCATATGCCCAACGCTTTGATATAGTATGAATGTTAGCATACGAACACACTGGCTATAAAAACCCAAAGCACTAGGAACGAGGCTTGGGATAGCGTAGAAATACGTGATGTCGTGGTAGGCGGGGAAAGCACAGAGCCCATTAGCACACAGTGAAAAATTACCTACTTCCAAATGTCTCGGCTGGGATAACTCACATAAAGACAATAAGACGGAACCATTAAGATAGGTTCCGTCTGACTGAACAATCTACATAAAGTTTCTCTATATGTTTGGTGAAGTGTTTGTTGAGATCTTTGCTTAGTTCAAGTAAAATACAAGTGAGCAGAGCGAATGTAGTATTTTACGCAGAACGGACTTCTATAGAAGTCCTTTAATCAGGAGATAACATGGCAATTAGTAAAATCAAAGCAACATTGTATCAAGATCACAAAAGAAACACAGCAACTTGTTATTTGAAGTTCAATAACCTCAATGAAGAGATATTTTTAGGTTTTGACCTCAATAACACAGATACCTCATTTAAAAACAAAACAGCCAAAACAAAATCAGATAAAACACTGGTATCAGGTATAGTGGCTTACCTATCAAAATTAGGTAATAATTTTGTTATAGAAATAAACATCTCAAATTCAGATGAATCATTTGAATTTGTATTACGACAAAGCAATGGATATCCAATTACCCATACAGGTGTTTGGGAAAAGAAAATTGAATTTAATTCTTGGTTAGAAAGTCAAATCAATCAAGATGTTGAAATTGACTTTGGTGACCTTATGACTAAATTAAAGAAATGAAAATTTGGGCCACAATCATGGATGACGAATGGGAAAAATTAGAGCCCTATGTGGACTGCCAATTCCAAAATCCCATGGAAGATGAGTTTGTGTTTACGGATCCTAGCCCCATGCTGTTTTGGCGTTTGGCCAGTTTGGGAATACCTTTTGGTGTTTCTGATCATTGACAACATATTTATTATATGCTACTATAATAATATGACAACACAGACACCTACAACACAGCAGTTGAGAACTTGGATCAATCGTCAACGTACTTTGGGCACACCCTCTCCAAAGTATCTTGCCTGGTTAAAGTCACAGTATAAACTATCCTGTGAAGCAGAAGTCATCAAGCAATATCCCAACAGTTTAGTTAATTCACAACAAAAGGAAAAACAATTATGAAACCAGGCATTTTGATTCTTTTGGCAATGTTGAGCACAGGCTGTGCCATGAACCCCTATAGGATGGCCAACTACTTTCCTGAAGGACAATCACCACAGCACACAGGTACTACAGCAAGAAGCCCCAGTGCTTCAACCATAGTGACCAACAGTGGCAACTATGTGATCGTGCCCAACTACTCAACAGGTCAGATACAGTCTGTCATAGGACCACGATAACCCTGATATCAGTGTTCTTATATAAATATAACTATGCCCAAACTAAAATATAAAACACAGCGTAGGACTTGGTCAAGGACTGAAATGAAAACCTGGACTGATCTAGAAAAAGCACAGCATCGTGCTTATGTGGTCATGGACTCACAGGCACACTTCCGTGGTGAAGAATGGCTGCTTACAGAAGAAGAGTTTGTCACTGCCTGGGAGGGCCAATGGCATCTACGTGGGCGTGACAGTGACAGTCTTACCATGACACGCAGAGATCCAGATGGTGCCTGGAGCATAGACAATGTAGAAATAGTGCCTCGTGCTGAACACATACGCAGATGCTTGGAAAGGAGAAAACAACTATGCGGATCATAAAATATCTACCCAAAGTAACTTCAGCCAACACAGAGTATCGTGAGATATCTCAGGATGATCAACTGTGGTTACAGACTGAACTCATACGTTGGCAAACTGTGCTAGGTCAGATGGATCAAAATCATGATCAGGACAGTCGTTGGGTCCGTGATCAATGGTGGCATAAGAAAAGCAAGAAACTACACAAAGGACAGCAGGGTCCAAACACGCCCTGTTCTGTGGTCGCTGGCATACTACACAATATGATGTTCAAGACTCAGCCACAGCGTGACTTTACCAACAAGCAGATGGAAGACATTGAATATATCAGTCTTGCTCTAGCACAGATGGGCTGTGAAGCAGTTAGATTCCAAATTGGACTAGACTATGAATGACGATTTTAAACCACAGGTAGATCCCTGGGATCTCATGATTGAACACAACCAACGCATACAGCGTTTGGAAAATGCTGCCAATAATCATAAACATAAGATTGAAGACCTGATCTCTACAGTGAACAATCTAAATGCCATAGTAGAACAGCAGTCTAAGACCATAATGAAGATCTTGGACATACAGCAACAACATGCTATGCTACAGGTCGAATTATTAAACAAATCCACTCCTAACAGTACTGGTCAGCATTGATGTTATAAATATGTGAAGACAAGGATCTTCACAGATGGCCAAACCCTCAATAACGTTCCGCTCAGTCAAGGGCCAAGCGTTGAGTTATTCAGAACTTGACACAAACTTTACTAACTTACGTGACAGTACCATAGGCTTCACTGTGGGCTCAGACACTGCTACCATTGACCTAAATTCAGCATTGACTATCGCAGCGGGCACTGGCATTTCACTGACACTGAATCCCACTACAGACACGCTGACCATAACCAATTCACAGCCTAGTCCAAACTTATTCACCAGCATTGAAGTCTCAGGACAGACCACGATAACTCCTGACAGTACCGCAGATACATTGACCTTTGCTCAGGGCAACAACATTGTGATAACCACAAATGCTGGCACAGATACCATAACCATCGCAGCCAACAATGTGGTAACCACTGACACTTCTCAGACTGTCACAGGTGCTAAATCATTTACAGGCACAACCACATTGGGTCCCTACAAAGAATCAGTTTATAGCATAGGCAATTCAGGTTCAGGCACAGTGACACCTAATTTCGCAAATGGACCTGTACAGACTGTGACTGCTACAGGTAACTTTACTTTGGCTCTGCCCAGTAATATCGCAGCGGGAGCAAATCTAACACTGATCATCACACAGGATGGTACAGGTGGTCGTACATTTACACCTAACGCCAGTTATAAGTTTGCCAATGGTATCAAAACGCTCACAGCATCTGCCAACGCAATAGATGTCATGACCATTTACTATGATGGATCAAGATACCTGTCATCATTGATTAGGAATTATTCTTAATGTTTTTTCATTGGACAGCAGGCACACTGAGAGAAAAGTGGGCTAATCTATTTCTCAGTGGTGAAGCCAATACTGACGATGTGGTCAATCTCTACAAGCGTACCGGCACTGACACATTGACAGAACAGGCATTGACTTGGTCACCTTCAACACCCACAGAAACTTTTGAATTGTCTGTGAATCCTCGAGGTGATACCATGGTGTGGCAGGGTGTGGTTGGCGGCAGTGAATATTTTAAAGTATATTCATTCAACAACGATACCTCAACACTCACAGAACTCTACAGTAGTTTTGGTACCAATCAAGGAATATTAGATCTTGCTTGGTCACCAAACACAGCATTTAAATTTGTCACAGTTCAAGGCGAACCAGAATCTGCTTATGTTCAATATTGGACTAATGCCTATGATTCATTTGATCTTGGCATCAGTGATGCCTATGAAGATGATGCTAGATATTTGGCCATTAACAAAGCCGGTGACACCCTGGCCTTAGGTTATACTGCCAATGCTGCCAACGTTGATATTAGAATTGTATCAATCTCAGGTACTACATTTACAGATGTATTGACCAAAACAGATCTAGGTGGATTAGTTCGTAGCATGGACTTTTCACCAGATGGTACCAAATTGGCAGTCAGTCATTCAGTGTCACCTTACATTGCCATATACAATATTTCAGGCACTACCTATACCAAGTTACCAGACTCAACATTTCCAGCAGGATCAAGACCCACTGTGGCCAGTCATGTGGCTTGGAATCAGAATGGCACAAGCCTAGCAGTGGGTAATACCATATACAATGTCAGTGGAGATACCTATACATACATCACTGATCTGTCAGTGTCGGGCACTGTGTTAAATGTTAAATGGACAGATGATGGGTCTGAAATATATCTATTGACCACAAGTAGTCCATATTTTTACATTTTTTCCAGAGTTAATAACACATTTACATCCATAGGCACACTGGATCCTGCCTATAATCAATCACCTAACAGAATTTTAAGTTATATCACGGTATAAATGTGGTATAACCATAACTGGCTAAATATATCTGTTACGCGATAACACAGTTTTGACAAAAAACACCTTATAAGGAGAAAACCAAATGTCAGCAGCAAGTAATTACTTAGAGAATAAAGTTCTCGATCACGTTTTAACAGCAACATCATACACAGCACCAGGTACTCGTTACCTAGCATTGTTCAACAACACTTCAGGCAACGCAGCCGCTAACCTAGAAGCAGGCACATTAACTGATGAAACATCTACATCAGGTACTGCTTATGCTCGCAAGGCAGTGACTTTTGCCGCAGCATCTGGCGGTTCATCAGCAACCAACGCTACTGTGACTTTTGACACAGCCACAGCAAACTGGGGCACTATCACTCACGTGGCAATCATGGACGGTGGTACAGCAGGCTCAGGCAACGTGTTATTCTACGGTGCGGTTACAACTTCTAAGACCATTGAAACTGGTGACACATTCCAAGTTTCATCTGGTAACTTGACAGTAAGCCTAGCCTAATCAATTAGGTAAAGTCAAAGGGAGTTTCGGCTCCCTTTTCGGCTGAAAACATCCAGCATTCTAGACTTGGACTCCTAGAGTGTGTAGAACAAACATTTAGTGGAGCAAGTCACAATGGCAACAATATACACAAGAGCAGCCAAAGGTTCAGCATTAACCTGGACTGAAGGTGATGCTAACATCACAAATTTAAACAATGACAAGATGGAGAACTTCACCGTTGCTGGTGATAGTGGAAGCAGTCAAACCATCTCAGGTGGCAACACACTGACAATC